GGTTCTATTAATTTCTCAGAAGACGATAAATTAATTGGAACGGGAGTTCTAATTGCACCAGACATGATTCTAACTGCCGCACATGTAACAGAGAACAAAGAAGATTTGGTTTGGATTGAATCAGACGGTGATAGAATTTGTATAGAAGAAGTTATATACCACCCAGAACATATAAAAAATGTTTACATGAAGCACGACATTGCAATTGCAATTCTAGAACACGACTCGGATGAAATTCCTGTAGAACTCTTTGACTCAAATGTAGATTTCATAACGAAGAGGTCGCCCCTTACAACAGTGGGACATGGGCATGGAATCAAGAGATACAGTAACCCTGGCACCTTCTGGTACTACGGTAGACTCATCTCAAACCCGCAATACATGCTCATTCTCCCACTCAAGGCTTCAATTTGGTTCGGAGACTCTGGTGGTGCAGTCCTAACACGAAACAATAAACTCATTGGAATAATGTCATACTTTAGTATAACTGATGGGAAGATATTTGAAAATGGATGTGCAAGTATTGATTACTATAAAAATTGGATAGAGGAGAAAAAAAATGAACGATTACTGGAAACAATGGATAAATAATAAGGTGCATCTATTATCAACACCGACTGGTGCCATTGTAGGTGGAGCATCATTTATTATAGGATTGTTACTGGGTAAATTTATACAAGGACTGTAATGTTAACAACAAACACAGAATTAGCATTAGAATTTTTATTATTGGTTACATTGATAATGCTTACCTGTCGCATGGAGAATGATCAAGATAAATAGTTGTAGGAGGTTCTAATGATACTCGCAGGAATAGACTACAGCATGAGAAGCCCAAGTATTTGTATTTTTACTGGGACAGAGAAGGAAGCATTTACATTTGAAAGATGTAAGTTTCATTTCCTTACAGATAGAAAGAAGTATGCAGACTTCTTTCTTAAGAACATTCACGGTTCTCGTTTCCAAGATTGGAACACCGAATATCAAAGATATAAAAGTATTGCAGATTGGGCGATGGATGTGTTGCAAGGTTGTGACCATATTGCCATTGAAGGATATTCATATGGTTCAAAGGGAAAGGTATTTCATATTGCAGAGAACACTGGTGTTCTGAAGTATAAGATTCACATGAGTGGTGTTCCTCTCGAAGTGATTCCACCCACCACCATTAAGAAATTTGCCACTGGTAAAGGAAATGCAGACAAGACAACGATGCACAAGTTCTTTAAAAACGATGCAAGGGTTGACCTCAAAGAAGAGATAACCCCAGACAAAGCAAATGTAGATAATCCTGTTTCGGATATCGTTGATTCTTATTATGTTTGTAAGTACCTACACGACAAAGTACTTGACTCTTATACTTTTTAAGAGTCTTTCTTGAATGTCTTGAAGACAAGAACCACTGCCGCAAGAACACAAATCAACCACACAGTAATCCACATACCATTATGGGATAAGGACTCTGTTGTTTGTTGTACTTGTTGTGGTATTTTTCCTACTGGTGTGGTTGACTTAACTTTAATCGCATCACTACATCCAGTCAAAAACAAAAGCATAATCAAAAATAATTTATTCATGTTGAAGCCTTTCCAGCCGCATTACCAAAGTAGAATCCTACGATGGTTAAAAGAATCTGTCTGTTCTCTTCAGTGAACAGATAACCATATACCTCTTGGAACTTGATGCTTGTATCACCACCAAAGAGACCAAGGAACGAACCACTCTTCTCTGTTACTTCTACTACTGTAGGAATGTCAAAGAATGGAAGAATGAATGGTGCAAGTATCGTACCGAACAATATGGTAACAACAATTATTCTTCGTATAATCTTACCGGCATCAACACTTACTCGTTTAACAGCGAGGTCAGCACTTTCGTCCTGTCTCTTGGACCGTGCCATTGCTCTCTCGAACATTTCTTTCTGGTCTTTTCTCTTCTCTGCTAAGTATCTGAACAGGAATCCTGTAAGACTACTCCCAATCAGAGTTAGAAACTCTGGTGTTAAAAATGATGTTAACATATTATTTTCCTCTTGGTGGAATAAGGTACGCCATTATGCCTGTGGTTGAATCTTTAATTACAATTGGTTGACCTGGATTTCGATGACAGTATGTTCGGATATCTTGGTTGTTTATATCTTCCATATTCATCTTCTTATTCCATCTCTCGTATTTCATCCTACCTCGCATACATTTATTGTATTCTTCACTGGTAAGACTGAACACAGGACACCCTGCAAACTTCTCATATACTTTCTTTTTCTTCTTTCGTTTATGCATACCAAGAACAGGATCGTACCCTGCTAGATTTGGGTTCGATGTCGATGCAGCCTGACCTACATTAAAACCACCCGCACCCATTGAGTTGGCGATTTCTTCTGGTAAATCTTTCATTAATTGTTTAAAAGTCTTCATGGTTATATCTATTGTTCCTGAGATTTTCTTTCCTTGAGTATTTCAGACCTTGTTCTTTTTTTTACATTTTTAATTTTAGCAACGGTGCTTTGTCTTTGTTTAGGTGTCATATTCTGTGGAACCTTTATTCCATGTATGATGGATTCTTTTACCACTGGACTCTTAGAAGGCATTCTAGATGACTTTCTTTTTCTTCTACCTCTTCCACATCCACAACCCATTATAGACTCCTTGTTATTCCTAGAATTTTTTGAATTTGAAGTTCACACTTAGCCTCTCGTTCTCCACCAGGCCAATACAGATAATCTTTTTCTTTGTTCTTTTTCAAGTTGACGAGTAGTGGAAGTATTGTTCTTTCTACCTCTTCCATCTTTGCTTTCAACAATTCGTCGTACTGTTCTTTTACCTGATTCGCACCATCACATGTAGAGTTCATTTGAAGAATCAAATCTAATTTATCTTGCATCTCTTTGATTTCTTCTGGTGTGGTGGTATCATCCAACTTCACTAGAGAATTGAGTTCATCCTCATCCGCTGCTGTGAAACCAAAATCAAAATCGCCATTTAAAAATTCTTCTGGTATTTCCTGTGACATCTATTCTTCCTCTGCAAATTTTTTAAATTCTTCGTTTCTATCGTCAGAGTCTATATCAATTCCATTCTCTAGAAGATAGTTTCTCATTTCTGATAGAACTAAGTTACCGTCCGCACCAACTTTTTCTGCCTCATCCTTCAACAAAATCATCGCAGTCGGTAGAGTTTTTAATTGTGATTTAAAGGTAGGGTCGGGGACCTTGCTTAAAGCCTTTTTTAAATTAATCATCAATCTGTTGAAAGGTTTAACCGAGTCTCTTTCTTTTTTAGACTCTAACTCATCTACCTTTTTTAGAAACTTTCCTTTTGAGTCTATGATACCCAATTTATATGCTTCCATCTTTGTAAAAGGATCTGATATAATTTTTATAAACTTAAAGACAGTGAATGCACTGATTACTTTGCTTGCATCACTCATGTCTCCTGCTTCGTATAAATTATTTTCTTTCAGCATTACTTTAAGCCTTTCAGAAGTATATCTAGTTTGTGATCCGTTGGTACTTCCTTTAAATTAATCTCTGGTATAGTTATGGGTAAGAGGTTTAAATATTTTAAAAATGATTTTAAATAAGAATGAAATTTGCTTTCTATTTTATGAAACAATATTCTAGAGCAAGCCTCTGCACCAAACACATTGCTCAGTATTATTATGTGATTTAAAACCAACCTCTCTCTCATGTGTCCCTTCTTTTCATACCTTCCTAAAAGTCTTTTTACATATTTAATTCTATTTAAGTCTTCATAAAATTCATCCATGTCCATACACTGAGGATTAGTGTACATCTTCATTGCATACATCATAAAATTGTTTTTATCTAATAACTTAAAATTCATAATAAAAAAAGATTAAACTCTATAGATTTTTTTCGGAAGCAGGCGATCCTGGAATTATTTTTGCATCCATCTGGTAGAGTCCATTGTCCTCTTGATAGACATCAATTGATAATTCAAGTCCTTTACCATCATTGAATTCTGCAATGTTATCTCCCCTGTAGAATCCTTGACTAAGGTCGTGTGTGGGAGTTGTTCCAAACGAACCTCCCCATCTGGCGAGTGGAAGTTTGAGAGTTTCTTCAGGGGTAAAGGTGGATTTGTTGTTCCATTCAAAATCTAGTCCAGCAAGATTCAACTTATGTCTGATAGTTGCAATAGCAGACTTTGGCTCTAGGAATTCCATTTGAGTGAATGCGTTGAGAAAGGCATTTAATCTACCGAGTTCTTCTGGGTGTTCGATACGATGGACACCAAAATCACTGTGTGCGCTTCTTGCGGCGCCACCAACAGTTACCTGAGTCTCGACGATTGGTTCCATCTTTTCTTGTAGTTCTTTATAAGTCTTCATGTTTTTCTCCAATAAAGTGGGTTTACATTACTATTTATGGTTTTTTGGCCCTGATGTTTCTTGTTCTAACTGTATTTCAATGAGATTTCTTGCTTCTGTAATCTCCGCAACCATCTCTTCTTCGTGAATTAAGTCGGTTTTAGTCCAACTACACCACTGACACATTACATATCCGACTATCATACCCTGTCTTCGTAGTGGAAGGAAGGAAAATGCCACTACATTACTGTTCTCCATGAACTGCTTACACCATGAATCTTCTAAGTCGGATACCATATACAACTGAGGGTCGTCTTGCAACAAGAGGTTTAATCCATCTATACACATAGAGAGAAGCAAATCCCTCTTAATTGACATTTCAGAGGACACACCCTTCTCTAATGACTCGTGAGTCAATGACATCTTCTTCATTGAGATACCATCTAGGAAATGTCCAGTGTTATGAAATTGTACCAGTTGGGCCCTTGCACAGTCAGTCTTGACTCTCAATTCAGTAAGAGTCTCATGCACTCTGGTGTGTGTTTGCCAGAAACATGATGTAGGAAACTGTAGTTTTTCTTTCTCTGCAAGTAAAGTCAAATTTTTCCCTTTCAGTAACTTATGTATGCCAAATGCCACTCCAACAGAAATCGCAACAGCAGTCACTCCCAACTCAAACCAATTCATTAGACTCATATCACTTCATCTCTTTCTTAAACAAGGAATCAATTGTCATATGAGGTGTGTCTTTTAGATACTTTTGGAGGAGTTCTTTCGTACCCATTTCACCCGCACCATGCTCTTCGTTGGTTCTTCCTTTGTTGTTGTTTCTTCCTCTGTTATATTTTTGAGATGTTATGCTTATGTTGGACGCTGAATTATTCATCGGATTGCCATCTTTGTGGTCAATATCCTTTCCATCACCTACTGCTAACTGTCCGTTTCTGATTCTTTTATTGCGCTCGTTTGTTCTTGCACTTCGTCTTGCTCTCTGCTCTGGTTTGGCATTATATGCTTTGAGTCTCTTTGCTCTCTTGACTGGATCTTCGTCCTCTTTGATTTGGTTCAACCCAACTGGTTTGGGAGGGTCGCCTGGTTGCCATTTTTCTCTTCCCAGTGTTTTATCAAAGAAGTCTTTGTCATGTTGTTGTTCTTGGTGTGGGTAATCAGGAAGCATCATAAGAAAATCTTCAGATAGTTCAGGACAATCACCCATCCTTACAAAATATGACAATTCAAGTACAAAGGAATCGATACTGTCCTCTGGAATGAATAGGTTTTCATAACCCTTTGTCCATCGAAGAACCTCTTCAATTATATTCACATCTGCTCCTCCGATTTCACCAAATACACCGAAGTAATCAATGAATAACTCTTCTCCCTCTTGAATATCTCTATTTACTGTAGCATGAAAACTACCATCAACTTGCTCAAGAGTTAAATTGGCATTCTTGTGTGAGTGATTTGTGAATCTACAGAAGTCTGTCCGTTGATATGTTGGTGTGTCTTCCATTAAATCTAGAAGGTATAGACCTAATGATGTTCCCTCTTTGATGTCGGTATTCGCAAATGTTCCAATACCATGTGTGGTTGACTCTCCAAATTTAATTGCAGAACCTTTTGGTACGCAGTTTGGAACTCTCTTTCCACCCTTCATCTTATAACCTCGTTGAACATGTGTATCCCAACACTCATTGATTTCAACAGATTCATTTAGTCCGAGTGCTTTCACCCACTGGTCAACACCTGCACTGATGATGTTGTTAGTAATGTTACCGTAACTAATGTTGTTCTTATCACGAACATTTGCGTTTGGTGCAACGACATCAAGAACCTTCTTACGAAGTTTATTGTCAATCTTATCTGCACGAACCATAATGAATCTGGTCTTACCGCCCTTTGAACGAACAACTAGTTTACCAGTCACATGCTTCTTGACTGCTTGCTTGACTTGCTTTGCAACTGCGGAGGTATTGTCTTCATCTAGTTGAACATCTTCGTTCATGCAACCGCAATCTTCTTTCTGTGTTGCAATGTTGGTTCTTGGATTGTAGTTGTAGTCCTTTGGAGACTTACCATCCTTCTTCGCTGCACGGTCCTTTGCTCTACCTGCGGCACCCATTGCGTTTCTCTTCTCACCGTGTGCAGTCAAGTCGTCTGTGCCTTTCTTGAGGACACCATGCTTCTGTAGTTGAGAACGAGCAACTGCGTGTGCTTTATCATTGTCCATTCCTTTATCTTTTAACTGAGTAACCAAACGATCAAGGATGTCTGGTTCAGTTAGCATACGGAATGATTCATCAAGTCCTTCGCCTTCTTCATATTCTTTTTGATAGTCTCTGTAGTCGTCTGTCTTTTCGACAGGAATACTTTTGGGAACACCATTGACTACTATCGTTGTTGCTTTTCCAGACTCTTTATTTGAGTCAAACATGTCTGCGAGGTTTTCGTGGGGCGTGTCAATCTCTGGCTCGAGTCCATAGAACTCTGCTAGTTTGTATGGGTCATCGCCTGCCCATTCCATTGCCTTTTCAATTGTATTTTCTTCATCACCATTAAATTCCAAAAAAGTTTGAACGCCTTCACTAAAAGACGATGCACCCATACCGAATACGGTATTGTATGCATACCCTCCAAGTTTTTTACTCCTACTGAGATAATCGTTTCTAACTTTTTCTGATAACTTGGACCACTTCTTACCCTTGATGTCAAGTCCAACATATTCCAGTTGCTTGTTCAATGCTTTCTCATCATATCCTTTTGCTTCTGGGTCTGTTATGACACCAGAATCTTTCAACCAACCACCTACAGTTTTTGATTGAGAACCAGTCTTAAATCTAACTTGAATGTTAGTCTTCTCACCCATCTTTCTCATGAACTCACTTCCAGGCGGTTCAATTTTTGTAATCGAACCTTGAGTACCGTCTTTGTTACCAGTAATCATGTGTGTTGCCATTGAAGGTGCATCGCACTCTGCACAAACCTCTGTACCACAACAATCTGGACAGTACTTACCGCAACCTGTCATTGCTTCATACATGACATGCTCTTTAAGTTCTCTACCGAATTCACCTTCATTGAAGAGTGATTCAAGTTCCTCCATTATTTCTTTGTTGCTTTGGTTTGCCTTTTCAATTCTCTGTACCATGTCTGGACTTTGTTCGGGGAACCACTCTGGATGGTCTTGTGGTCTTTTTCCTTGTGCTTCTTCCCAAGTAACACCGAGTCTACCAGGTCCAGAGTTCTCCCACCAATTTGGTTTTGAACCACCAATTGTACCAGGTCTTCCATTCTTATCTTGAATCCACCATGATGTCGGGCCCATTCCTGATGCAAGTCTTGAACTGGTAAAATCTGATTGGATTTTCTTCTTTAGTTTATCTACTCTTTCAATAAACTTTTTACTTCCATGCACCATGTTTCGACAGTTTTCACCACGACCGGTTTTGGTGTTGAATCCTTGGCAACCTTTCATTCGATTGATTGCAATTTGTAATGTTGCCGCTGCCTCTCCCTTTTGTCCAGACATCAACTGTCCTGGTCCAATCTTCATTGAGAGATTAATTGCTTCACCTGTCTCTGGATTTATTGCTCTCAAATCTGTTTTTGGTGTGGTGTTGCTTGCACCTTCTCCAAGATATGTGTCCGAGAGTGTTACTTCTCCGAGTCCTGTACCAGTGTGTTCTAACTTAAAACCTTCTGGTATTTGTTCTTGTACTCTATCAAATAGTCTTTGACTTGACGCCAGAAGTGTTTTACTTCCTGCAATCCTTTTAATATCTTTTTCTGCAATACCAGACTTTTTCATACAGTCCATGACACTCTTTTGACTTTTCTTCATATGACAACCAGATGCAACTGCAACAACACCTGCTTCCATGTCTACTGCTTTGTGATCCCAGTCATCGAATGTGCTATCTTTTTCTTTTCTTTTCTTTGGAGGAGCCTTTGTGTTTTGAATTCCCAACAACTTCGCAATACCAGTCGCAAAAGTTTGGAGAAGACTTGTCTCTTCTGCATCTTTCTGTTGTTGCTGTTGTGTTTCCATATCAGCAAGTTGTTGTTGTGCTTGTGCAGTGTTTAAGTCTGCCTGTGCAATCTGTTGGTCTTGAGTTGCCTTTGCAAGTTTAGGATCTACCTCCTGCTCGGGTGCTTGTGCGGCCTGCGGGTCTTGTTGCTTTTGTTTCTTTTCTCTTTGTTTCTCTTCAAAACCAACTAACTTTCGATAGGTTGGAGTAGATTTAAAGTCAGCGTCTTGAGAAAGTGGACCTGCCTTACCTTTACTCACTTTACCTTTCTTTTCGTTACCAATCGAACCCATTAGCAAAGTATCATCAGCACGATAATCATCTTTGGTGATAAGCATTTTCTTATCACCTCTTTCTACAACGAGAACATGGTCCCAAGGATCTTTGGAGTCCATCCAACTTTCCTTACCACCACCTTCTGCTCTCTCGTCTCTTTTTCTGGCAGCGTCCTGTTGTTTTCTGTCCTGTCCTCTATTTCTCGCACGGTTTTGTTGACTAGATTCTCTATCTCTTGCTGTTTGTTGTGCAACCGCCTTGCTCATCTTTGAAGACATAATCTCTTCGATATATTCCTCAAACATCATGTCCATTTGTTCGTTAGTAGGTGCGATTGCCTTTGCAGGTTCTTTACTAGTCATGCGATTCCTAACCTTTTGTAGTCTTTCCTTCTCTGCTTTATGCATCGCAGGGATGAGTCGTTTTGATATTCGTTGAACTGCTTTCTTCTTTTTCTTCATCTTCTCACCAATTCGTATGCGTTCCATGTAGGACACATCATTCCATGCTCTACCCTTATGAAACCTCTTACGAATCTTTTTGATTGCTTGCTTTGTTGCTTTTGAGACGAGTTGAGTCTTCGTCTTTCTTCTCTTCTCGCGCATCTTTCTAATTCTTGCGCGTTTCTTCGCAGTCTTTTTCATACGCATAGAAAGTTTTCTTCTTGCTTGGAGTGTGAGTGCCTCACTTAACTCTTGTGGTTCTTCCATGTCGTTTACAAACTCCGAGAACTCATCATAGTCAAACCAACTGGCAGACTCAGAAATCTTACCTCTGATTCCCATACCTTTTCGTATTGCTTTGAACAATCCCATTGCATCTCTTTCAGATACATGGCTTGGCATACCTAATCGGAACGCATCGAAGTTACCGTCACCTGCGGCTGCTCTCATCTTGGATGCAGACATACCAGTAACACCCTCTGCATCAGGATCTCTATCACCAGCAGAAACGACATTGAACTTTGAAATGTTTTCGTATCCCTTCTTGCCAATATATCGTGACATGTTCTTCTTGAACTCTTGCACTCTATCAGAACCTACCACCATTGTTACATCTTCGTAACCCTCATCACTTAATTGTTGCAGGACTTGAAATGGCGTCTTATTGTTTCTGTCTACTGCAACATTGAATCCCTTTAGAATCTTCTTCATGAATCTGAATTTGTCTGTTGGTGAGAGGGGATTTCTCTTCGCATCCTGACTGCTACTGCCAAATATCTTATAGTCAGCAGCCCTCTTCTGTGCAATGTCTTTCACTTTGTTCGCCAGAAGTTGATGCCCAGTTGTGGGTGGGTTGAATCTACCGAATGTAAACACAATTTTCTTCATGAAAAGGCTCCTAAATGCATCTCTATATGTATAAAAAAACTGGAGAGTATACATACAAGATACACTCTCCAGTTTTGTATTTTAACCCCACCGACTTTCATCCGTAGGTTCAGTTATGTCTGGACCACCTCCTCTCGTAAAACTGAAAGTCGGTGGGGTTTATCTTTTACTTACTCCACGGAAGTTTGGTTTTAACCCAGTTCCAGAGGGGTGTTCCTATTAAGGCTCCCGCAACAAATACAACTACTGTGTAAAATACTGTTCCTAGTGCTGAGTGTAATACTTCCATGGCTTGCTCCTTTTAATTATTGATAAACCTTCCTACAAGTGAATCCTTTGTGGTGATTCCTTTCGCCTCCCATCACTTTATAGATGGCTGATTTGTTTAAGTCGTGTTCCCGGCAAAACTTCATTAGATTATCTACTAAATAGGTTTTACCCTCACTATCCTTAAACTCATACATCGGCGTCTGTTCATTCACCTCATCGGTTACACTACTATGTATAGTTTGCCATACCCAGAACCTACCATTTTTTACAAATTCTCCCCCATGTTCTGCAACAAAATTACTTCTCCATATGTGAGATTTGCTATCCTCATTCATTTTTACCCATGTGCGGGTGTTTTTTCTGTTTACATGGTCTTTATTCATGTTTCTCTCTCCTATTTTTGTTTGTACCATGATGCAGCGAAGTGGTGTATCATGTGTGTATTTTCACTTAAAAATTTTGGGTTTGTTGGTATCTGCCAATCTTCCATTTTCTTTCTGTTTGAGTAGTGTACTGGATAAAAGTATTCATTTGTATATAATTTTGCTCCTCGATTCGCATATATTAACCTTTTATTTTTATTATATAGAGTTGGTCCTGATAATTTAGAAACATATGTTACTGGTTTACCTGATGTATCTATCTCATCATTTTGGTAGTTTTCTTTCACCTTCATCATCAGTTCGTATACAGTAGGATTTTCTTTTGTGCTTGCTATCACTGCATTGTTTATATGTTTTTGGTCACAAGGTCCTGAGAATTTTTTATTTTTTCCAACATGACTACACTCAGTTGCCATTACAAAATTATATCCTGACAGTAAGTTATCAATAGGCTTTATGCACTCCATGTCGGTGTCCAAATATACACCACCATGATTGAAAAGAATCTGTAACCTGAGTAGGTCACTTCTTCTTGCATTGTTATTATCTAGTTCCCATTCTTTTTTAAAAATAAATGGCACTGGTAGGTTTTGGTTTGTCCATACTATATGTTTCCATGTTGGATGTTTATCGTAACATGTTCTCATACACTTCACTAGTTGATTAGGTATTTTTCTTGTACCCAGCCAAATATGATGAATTATTTTTGGTATAGCAAATCTATCGTAGTACAAATATCAAACCTCACGCCCAATTTTTTGGAACAGTGAAGTTTGCTTTGCTAAATTCTAAACGGTCAACAAGTTTCACTGCATTACTAGTATATTTATCAATACCAACGAATCCCTCTGGTGCAGTTACTTTGAAACCATCTCCAGTTTGAATGAATGTTCCAATAGATTTAACTGACTCCAGTTTTCTCACCAGAATTATCTTTGCATCGGTGAGTGAGGCATGTAAGGAGAAGACAGAATCCAGTTCTTTATTTTTGGTGTTTAGATATTTTACCATCTCGTCCCTTGCTGATTCTCTTCTCTTTTTTGCCTCGTCTGATTTAAGTCCATCAATCTCTTTCTGTATTTTGTCATTCATGAATGTTATGAATTCCTGAGTCGAGAGAGTTGTTGAACCTTGCCTTACTTTAGAGTTAGCATAAATGTTTACATTGTCAATTACTTTCTTGTTCGTTGTAATCTCATCTAAAAATGATTTTGCTGATTTCAATTGACTTTTTGCTGTAGTTAATATTGAAGAGAGTGAACTCGATTCGGTTTTTGTTAGAGTTGCTGTACCACTTACATCTTTGAAGTCAGCATCATCAACCCATACTGCGTTATTATTTTTGAGTCTGCCCACCTTCGCACCAAACGATGCAGATAGGTCAGACATACTATTGCCTTTGTATGTTGTATGAAATACAATTCCCATTTTCGCTCTTTTTATTCTTCTACCTTCATCAGAGTCAACTGGTATTGCATATGTAATTGTGTTTGGTGTAAAGGTGTAGTGTGAAACACCATCAATTTTTTTTGTCTTGACATCACCAGGTCCAAACATCATGTCGCCCTGAAGTATTCCTTGAAAATTAAGTTTCTTCAGATACTTCAATGCGGTTGCTAGTTTCTCTGCGACTCCGCCTTTGTGGTTCTTTCGTATGTCGCCGATGGTATAGTTAATCTTTGGTTTCTTATTAAAGACACTCTTTGAACCAACGAAGAACTTGCCATTCTCTGGGTCCTTACCACACACAATCGCAGGCGCCCCGTCCCACTTGACTGTTGCATTTGTTCTGGACTTGCTGTTACCATCAAGCATCTTTGCAATCTCTTCGAGGAACGAGACTGCCTCTTCTGCTCTTGTACTGCCCTCGAACACCAAGTCCTCAACATGTGTCATGTGGACATTCTTCGCTGCTTCCGAGATATATTCCTTGAACGATTTCATCATACAAGTATTTATCTTTTCTTTACACTAGAAGTGCAGGATTTGCATCGTGATAGTTTTTAATTGTTCGATATAGTTTTGGCACATACTTCACTGGTCTTCCACTGAAGACTTCACAAGGAACTCCATTCTCTGAACCAACAATGATATTGAATTCATCAATCGGTACACCTGTTCGTTCGTGCCACATGATTGCATATGCAGTACCCTGAAGATAATAGTTCTCAATGTCCTGTTCTCTCTTCTGTCGAGTACTACCCTTGAAGTCAATGATGCTTAATTTACCATTGTACTCTGCGACACAATCGACTCTCCCTGCAAGTGCGAGAGTATTACTCCATAAAGGCTTTTCAAGTGCATGGATATTGTCGATGTTGTCAAGTGTATCTCTCATCTGCATGAATAGTGTTGCAACATTGGGAGAGTATGACATGAGGTCGATATCTTTATTGTTTAGATAGTCCTCGATAAGTTGATGTAGGTTGTTACCCCGTCGAAGTACTCGTTTAGATTCCTCTGGATTCTTTCTTCGCCATTCTGCAAAGAATGCTTTCTTCTCGAATCCAGTCACAGTAGTAACACTAGGATACTTACCATCAGGAGACTCATAGAAACGAGTTCCAGTCGTATCGGTGAAACTTCTAAACTCAGCCAGTTTAACTGGCGATTCAACATGTGTAAACTTTTTCTGCATATTCATAGTATAACTCCATTGTATTAAATTATCAAGTAAATTCTACCTACTATGTAGGTGGTTTATTTATCGATTCATATAATCCATCATACCAGCAGTTGTTTTATCAGAACGAGCGGCAGCAGCATCTGCTTTCCTCTGACCTGCGACTGTACCTGCACCACCTGCCGCTGCTTTTTGGACAGTTGCTTGTTTCTTTCTGGCGACTTTGCGGTCCTCATATTCTTTTTGTCTTTCTTGTTTTCTTTTGTTAGCAACACGTTGATTTTGTTGTCTCATCGTCTGGCCTGCTCGTCTCAATACTCTGCCTACTTGAGGCATTGACTTGTCTGCCAGAGTGTCTATTTTCTTCAGAGTCTTGCCCGATGAGGTAGTACGACTCATTGGATTTCTAATAACCGCTCGTGCATCTATTGCTACCTTGGCAGCCAGATTTCGTCTTGCTTGCTCTTCGGGCGATCTTCCTGAAATATCTCTGATTGGTTTTTGCTTTGGTTTTGCGACCGGTGTAGGTTTCGCAGTGCTTCCAGATGATGCCTTCTTCACAACATTTGAAACTGCACCTCCGACACCACCAGATTTAGATTTTGCCCATGTCTTTCCAAGTCTACCGAGTGCAATACCTGCACCTTTCATCAATGCACCGCTTGCACCCTGACCACCTTTTTCTCTTCTTGCACCTGATGCCGCTAATTTTGTTCCTAGATTCTTTGCTTTGTCTGCCCAATTACCCTTACCGAGTGCGCCTGTAATTGAACCAGAACCTAATTTTTGTAGGCCTTTATAACCCATATAAGCACCACCTGCAAGGGCAGCACCCTTGAGTGCAGTTCCAAGTATACCTTCATTCACTTGTTCAAGGTATTCTAACTGATGCTTATTGTACATTCTTGAATTCATTCAGTACTCTCTTCGCCTGGATTCTTACTCTTCTTGAACATCTTACCAAGTGCTTTACCTGCTACATTCTTAGAGATACCACCTACTGCTTTTCTTGCGAGTCCACCAGCGATTGCTTTTCCTGCCATTCCTGCAAGTGGCGCTAGAATTGGAAGTTCATCCAATTGTTCTACTTCTTCACCGAATACTCTACCTCTTACGTTTCTTCCAGATAATGGATTGGAATCTCCACCACCACCATACAGTGCAGAAGACATTGCCTTTCTCTTCTTATCTCGTCCTCGTCCTATCAGTGCTTTCCCTGCCAGTGCGGCGGCCGCACCACCAACTGCAACTTTACCACCAGTGGGTAACGCACTGAATCCTGCTTTCGCTGCCTTTGCTCCCGCACCAATACCTTTCGCTGCGAGACTACCACCTTTCAAGGCACCTTTCCCTGCGGATGCAAGTTTACTTGCCCAACCTTCTCTTACACTACCACTCATGTAGTCTCTCATTTTTGCGTTTGCACCTGATTTCGCTCCGGCACTACGAAGTCTTCTCAACTCCAATGTATCATCCTTTTCAGGATTTGATACCATCTTCTTATTTCTCGAAGTTACTTTTTTTATTCCACTGTAAGCAAGTTCAGTTGCTCTTTGTTTTGCCGCATCCTTTGCCACATCCTTACCCATACCCATTACTGCCTTACCTGCTGTCTTGAGCATTCCTTCATTCACCTTCTTCTTTAAATCGGATGGACGAATGGTTTTGGTATATTGAGGATTCTTTCGTGTTGAGTCAGGACCAATCTTGACGAGAGGTGTATCCTTTGCTGCCTTCTGTGCTTGCTTCTTTGCGATTGCTCTGACTCTTGCCATTTGTTTCGCAATGTTGCTCTCTTTAACGGGTTTCTTCTTACCACGAAGTCTATCGAACATATCAGCAGCGGCCTTCGCGTCTCCACGACTTACCTTCTCTTTATAAGCAGGTCGTCCCTTACCAAGTTTCACCGGAATAGTCAGTTTAGAGATTGTGGCACCTTCTGTAATTTCATGCTCTTCAACCTTATCAGTCCAACCACCGAATGCTTTACCCTGAGCAAGTGCTTTTGCTGTTTTTGATACAATATCATCCACACTATCGGTTACAGGTTTACCCATGTCTGGTTTACCATCGTCTTGTATTGGATTGCTACTGGTAATTTTATTATCTTCCATTTTTTGTTTTCCTCGTTTAAACGGTTTCGGACCGGGAAGACCACTCAACTGTGGTGTAAGGTTTCCCTGTTGCTCATTCATACCGACCTCCTGATTAATCTTTATATGTATGCCTTTAAGATTCCCTAAAAGCATATATATTAAGAAACCCACACTAAGGAGATTCAAATGGCATATCCAGTATACAGTTCAGCAGTGAACATCCCACAGAATAGCACTAACAGATACAAGAAGAATAAAGGTGTTCTCATAGTTCCAGGCACATCGAATGGAAGTGCTGTTCTTAAACTCTACGAAGAGTCCGGTGGTGGAGGTGGTGGAGCAGAAGGTGTCTCTATCACTGTTAATTGCCTTGCAAGAGCAACTCCATTTGTTGTTCCAGTAAGAATATTCGGAACTGGTGCAATCAGCAATTGCACCGTACTCGAACTACTCTAAACTAAATTAACCCAACGACTCCAGAGTTCTTTACCGAACTCATCTAAACCCACCATCTGAAGGGCAAGTCTCTTTGGTTTGGTGGGTTTGTTCTTGAGTTTCATATTACACTCTTTGAGTAGTTTGTTACCCTTCTTACCATTGCACTTGGGACATGCAGTGACAAGGTTCGTCCATTGCGTACCGCCACCTTTGGACTTGGGATACACATGGTCGATTGTGAGTAACTTGGGATTCTTTTTACGAACGCCACAATACTGACATGTCCAGTTGTCTCGTTTGAATACATTTCTTCTTGTTGGGAGTGAATCATCATATGGTAGGTAAACATATCTCACCAGAACAATGGCAGCAGGAACTTTATATTCTCCATTTACCGTTTTAACAGAGTATGTTTTATTATAGTTGAAAGGTTTCTTTGCTTTACCTTTAGAGAGTAACTTGATTGCTTTCTTCCAGTCAATGACTTGTAATACTTCTTCACTGGAATTGAGTAACAGTACTTCTTTATTCATCTATTCTCCCTTATAAAAAAAAAGACGATGCCACTGGGGCATCGTCGGTGTTGTTTCGTTATGTGTTCTGGTTAATCACTGTAATATGTATTCTATTTGCGCCTTCGGCTTTTACCTAAGAGAAGTGGCATCGCAAGTAGTGGTAGTGCGCCAGGTGCAGGTAACACTACACCCGTGAGATTATCGACTCCACCTTTGATTTCACCGATTGTACCTAACCATTCTGCAATCGCATCCAATGCTTCCTTGCCAAATATGGCACCGATACCTACTGTGATAACAGTCAGAACAAATACTTTCTTGTCCAACTTCTTAATCTTGACATCTTTCGATTTACCTCTTTGCTTACATTCGTGTAGGTCACTCTTGAGTTGTTGAGTCTCTCTTGACTGACAGTTTGGGCATTGGTTTTCTTGTTTCATTAGTCTCCTCGACTTTTCATTTCGTTTTCGTATTGCGCCATCGCAATCATGCGTGACATTTCCTTTTGACTTCGTGCATCTTGCGCTTGAAACGATTCTCTCGTCATAAATGATGCACGGTCCTTTGCGATAGAATACATTCTATCCATTACCTTATCGTGGTCGGTTTCCATCTTTCGTATTCTCTTTTGGTGTTCTTCGACCTTTCCTTCCATCGTTGTCACTTTATGCGAAAACCTCCACACGAACCCGATGAGTGCAAAGAGTCCTGTGGTGAGAATTGTGATGGCAATATCTACCCAGTCTATGGTCATTAACTTCCCCAGTTAAAAGTATTTATAAAAAAAGACACAACCGAAGTTGTGTCTTTTTCTTGTTTTATTGTGTTGTGTTGATTCAGTCTTCGAGTGCAATCCTAGTTGCATCGGCAGTTTCTACCAAGTCAGCAAGTGCAGAGAAGATTTCTTCACTTGATGTGTCTTCGGTGAGTTCGTCACCAAAGTATGCATATAGATACTCATCAATTGCTTCATAGACTTCCTCTGATGTGGAGTCTTCATCACCTTCAAGATATTCAGCAATTACTGCTTCCATGTTGAATAAGTGGTCAATTGCTTCCATGATTGCATCTTCTGATGTGCTTTCATTCAGTTCACCACCGAAGTAGTCATTTAGATACTCAGCAAGTGTATCTTCTGCTATTTTTTTCTTCTTTTTCATCATACCACCACCATACTCGTTCATCTTCTTCATCTTCTTACCATACTCTTCATCTTTCATCTTCTTCTTACCATACTCTTCGTCTTTCATCTTCTTCTTGTCATGCATCATCTCTTTCTTCATTTTCATCTTACCATACATGGCTTCAGAAATAGTTTCTTCGAGACTTTGACCTGAAGTTTTCTTATCCTCAAACATTGCGGTGGCCTGGGGATGAACGAGTTTACCCTCTACTTCTTGTAGATGTTTTCTGAATTGTGAAATATCCATAGTTTTTGTTCCTTATGTTTAATTAAACAGGGTTTGAATTCATACTATGTATAAGTTTGTGTATTCTACAATAATCATACATACTATGACCACAGGAGATACCACATGAAATCGTTTGATAGTATTCTAGAAGACTTACGAAAATGGTTCGGAACCGGCAAGAAAGGCGGTGCCGGTGGTGGTGGTTGGGATAGATACAACACCAAAGGTGAACGCATTGGTAAATGTGCAAGAGAACCCGGTGAAGGAAAACCCAAATGTCTATCCAAAGAAAAGGCTGCGAAGATGTCGAAGTCCGAAAGAGCATCAGCAGTGAGACGAAAGAGAGAAAACGACCCAAGTGTCGATAGACCTGGAACAGGAAACAAACCCATACATGTATCGAATAAGATTGGAGAATCAATGAGGTCATTTAGAGAGTACTTGAACGAAAAGAACAAACCCACCAACCCATCACTCTGGTCACGAATCAAGGGTGAAGCAAAAAGAAAGTTCGATGTATACCCTTCTGCATATGCAAACGGATGGGCAGCAAAGAAGTACAAAGCCGCAGGTGGTGGATGGAAGAGTGTCAAAGAAGAGA